ATGAATCAACTCGCTGTGGTCGATGTTGAGACCGGTGAGATTGCCGAATATCGCCCCCAGGAAGCGTTGGTCGAGCAGGCGAAGGACGACGCGGTCATTGAGCTGGCTAAGCGAACGAAGAACTGGCCGCTGCTGGAATCAGCGGTGGAGAAGAAGCTGGATGATCAGGAGGATTTCGTTAATTGGTGGCGGGAGAACGTCAGCCGCAATCACGGGGGTAAGCGTATCAAGTCCGCCGAACGGGGGACTTGGAATTACGAAACAGCTGAAAAGCTTACCGGCATCAGCAGTCAGCAGGTCTCCAAATGGGCCAAGCGCCTCGCTAAGCGCGACGAATACCGCGCGGCTCTGTACGGCGTGGCCTATCGTCAAGCCATGGGCGCTCTGCTGAACAACTTCCGCGCGCAGGCTTCTGGCAAACAGGAATGGTACACGCCTTCCCAATATATCGAGGCAGCCCGCAAGGTGATGGGCGCTATAGATTTGGACCCGGCAAGTAGCGACGAGGCGCAAAAGACGGTTCGCGCCAAGCGCTACCTCACCGCTGCCGATAACGGGTTGAATCACGAATGGTTGGGGCGCGTCTTCCTAAACCCTCCTTACGCGGCGCAGGAAGTATCCGCGTTCGTGCGAAAGCTGATCGAGGAAGTGGAGGCGCAGCGCGCCGAACAGGCCATACTGCTGGTCAACAATTGCACTGATACCAGTTGGTTTCACGAAGCCTTTAAGAGTTGCGCCGGTGTTTGCTTCACCTCTGGACGAATCTCTTTCGATAATCCGACTGGTAGTTCAGCGTCTCCCACCCAAGGGCAAGCCTTCTTCTACTTTGGCGAGCGCCTGCGTGAGTTCGTCAAGGTCTTTAGCGCATTCGGCCTTATGGCTGGACGCTTATGAACGCCTTTGATGCTGGCCGCGCAATCGAGCAACGTAGCAACGAGGTTCTATTGCCTTGGCTTGGATCGCGCTGTGCTGACGGGAGATATGTTCTGACGACCAAAGGACGGCTGGCGAAAGAACTTCAAAAATCCGTTGGCGACATCGTGTTCAATCCGTCAGTCGCGCCCGATACGGTGGTGACTGCCGAAGTTAAGGCAGAGCAAACTAATGCTTACGGCAATGTGTTCTTAGAGATTTGGAGCAACCTTTCGCGCTTCACTCCTGGATGGCTCTACACGCTCAACGCCGATTTGTTGCTCTACCATTTTCTCGATGAAGACGAGCTGTTCGTATTCCATTTCCAGCGTCTGAAGCGCTGGGCATTCACGCCTGATGGGAATGGCGGGGTGCCGCTCTATCGTTTCCCAGTAAAGCGGCAGAGCAAATATAACCAGCTAAATGACACCTGGGGCGCGTGTGTTCCTTTGGCGCGCATTCCACCCAATGCATTGATTGAGCATGTGCGCTGTCTCTCGGGAGAGCCGGCGACTGAAACAACGGAGGATTTTGGTTGGTGAAATGAAAGCCCCGGACTCGGTGAGCTAACCGGCCGGGGCCAGGTACTGCGTGTACGGTGCAAAAACGACTCCACGCAATGCCTTGATTCTACTGACTAGAGTGGGTGCGGGCAAGTCAGCGCGGCAGGCATTGGAGGAAGCCGCGAAAACCGCCAGGGGTTGAGAGCCCCTGAAAGTAGCCTCCAGCGGGTGTGGCTCCGGCGGGCCACAAGCGCAGTCAGCTCGACGGGCAACCAAGGGCTAAGACTGCGCGGGTGTTCACCAACGGGCCACCAGTTGGGAGAGAAGAGATGGGGAAAACAGGGATACCAGAGGATTTCTGTATCTCAGAGGCGATGAGGGTATGGGCGGCGGCAAAGGTGCCGAATGTAGATATCGACCGGGAGCATGAGAACTTTTGCGACTACTGGAGGAGTCGCGGCAAGAAGATGGCCGACTGGCCGGCTACGTGGCGGGTGTGGATGCGGCGAGCACCGCAGATGGGAGGGACAGTGAAGCGGTCTGCGCCGCCTCGAAACGAGACACCAATGGAGCGCTTCAAACGACTGAATGGAGGGCAGAGCAATGGACAGACTTACGACGCCGAGAGCCCGGCAAGTCTGGGGCCACCTCGTCGCGCTCTTTGGGGCTGACGCAGTCGAGCGCAAATATGGGCTTGAGCCGCCGGACGAATGGTCCGGCGCGCTCGAAACCCTCTCGGAGGCGCAGCTGCGCGCGGGCGTCAGTGGCTTGCTCAATGGTGGCCGCGCCTATGTGCCGACGCTGCCGGAGTTTTTGGCTGTCTGCCGCAATGGTCGCGAGTTCAGTAGGGAGCTTCCCAAGCTTTCATACCGAGACGACTGGGAGCCGCAAGGTAATCAGCACCTGCTTGCCTACGTGTTACTGCGGCCGAAGCGCTATTCGCCCGATGGCGTGCCGAGTGATGTTACGCGGGCCCGCACGCTCTGTTTATGTCGTGCGAAGGCTCGCTGGGTAAAACTCATGCGGGAAAGCGGCGATGAGAAAGGGCTTGTGGATGTTGAGACGCAGAAAGCTATCTGGGCCGATGAGATGGCACAAGCAGAGCGGGAAATTGATGCATTGGTGAAGAAGGAGGCAGCATGAAAGCGCGTTTTCTTCAGATACCGCCATGGCAGCAGCTGGCGCTGATGTGGGTGGTTGGCGTGTGGGTAATCATTGGGATGGCTAAGACGGCCGTCTGGGTATTCCAGGCATTCGAGGCTCTGGCGCGCGCGATATGAGCTACGGACCCTCAAACCTCGGCCGGCGCGATGCCAATGAGGCCCAGATCGTACTGGCTCTGCAACAGGCCGGCTGTGATGTCCACTACATGGTCAAAGCGCCATGGGACATCACAGTCGGAAGGGCAGGGCAGGCTTTTCTGCTGGAGGTTAAGACCCGCAAGGGTAATGTGCGCAAGAGCCAGGAGCAGTTTCTGGCCTCTTGGCGGGGTCACTATGCGGTGGTCAGGAGCGTCGAGGATGCACTGAAGGCGGTGGGTCTCCATGTGTAGCGTCTGGGCCATCCTGTGCTTGGCCCACTGGCCCACGCAGACCGTGGCGCTGGAGACCATCAGCCAGGCACTCATCGTTATGGATGCTGCGCAGACTGCAGCGCTCGTGAGCGAGGGTTATGTGGAGCGAGAAAGCGACTGCATCCTTGGGCACCACCCGAGCGCCGGCAGTACCGCGATGTACTTCGGCTCCCTCGCCGTCGGCCATCTGCTGGTCACTAATGCGCTGGAGAAGGTTTCTCCCAAGCTGACGACTGCGTTTCAGGGGCTGACGATCGGCTGGGAAGGTTCGACGGTCGCACTCAACGTGCGCCTAGGGGTGCGCTTTTGATGCCAGCCATTCCACCAGTCCCCACCCTACGAGGCACACCACGATGAACCAGAAGAAGCCAGAGACCATGCCTTTGAGGAAGTTGAAAATTTTGGTATTCCCCGGCAAACGCTGAGTATAGTCCCGCGCCCATGGCTGCCCGCAAGAGGACATGGACCCCCGAAATAGTACGGCAACGAATCCGTACGAGTATGCTCGTGAATCGCTTACAGAATCACGCGCTTGGTAAATGCGACATGACGCGCACCCAAGTCACTGCGGTCGAGATTCTGTTGCGTAAGTGCCTGCCCGATCTGAATCGCACCGAACTGACGGGTGAAGGCGGTGGCCCCGTAGCGGCTGTCACCCTGAACACGGATGACCCGCAGGAGGCCATGCGTGAATACGCAAGGATGCTCAATGCTAGCTGAGCCAGAAGAGATTCTGGCTGCCCAGCCGGAATACCAGCTGGACTTCAAGCAGCCATGTTATGGGCCGATTATCCAGAAGCGCGCCCAACGCTGGGCGTACTTAGCGAACAATCCGAAAGCCGTTCAAGCGGCCCTGCGCGTGTATGAGCGCGAGCCGTGGCGGTTCATTACCGATTGGGGCTGCACGCACGAACCTCGAAATATCGAGGTCGGGCTGCCCGCCCATGTGCCCTTCATTCTCTGGCCGAAACAGGTCGAGTTCGTGCAATGGGTACTCGCACGCTGGCGCGGTCGCCAAAACGGTTTGGTCGAGAAATCGCGCGATTCTGGAGTGACGTGGCTCGCCGTGGCGGTGGCCTGCGCGTTGTGCATGCTCCATCCCGGTATCGTCATAGGCTTCGGATCGCGCAAAAAAGAATACCTTGAGAAGGGTGCCCCCAAAGGCATCATGGAAAAGGTTCGTCAGTACATGCGCATGATCCCCCCGGCTTTTCGCGGGGAGGCCTGGAGCGAAGATCAGCACATCATGAGCATGAGGGCGATGTTCCCCACGACAGGGTCGTATATCACCTGTGAGTGCGGAGACGACATCGGTCGCGGGGATCGCACGTCCATCTATTTCGTGGATGAGGCCGCGCACTTGGAGCATCCGGTGACAGTCGATCAGGCGCTCAGCCAGACGACCAATTGTCAGATCGATATCTCCACACCCTTTGGGACCGCCAACACCTTCGCCATCAAACGTTATTCCGGCAAGGTGTCGGTGTTCACGTTCCATTGGCGTGATGATCCGCGCAAGGGGGAGGAGTGGTATGCGGAGCAGCTGAGCAAGATTGTCGATCCCGTCACGGTCGCGCAAGAAATCGACATCAGCTACACCGCCAGCGTTGAGGGGCATCATCATTCCGAGCGAGCATTTCGAGGCGTGCGTGGATGCACACCTGAAACTGCCCCAGCTATTCAAGGACGGAGGAGTCAGATGCGGGGCGCTGGACATTGCCGATCTAGGGAAAAATCGTAATGCGTTCGCCGCGCGGCATGGCAATATCGTGCATGAGGGATTGACGTGGAGCGGGCAAGGGTCTGGTCTTGAGGAAACCATAGAGAAGACCTTCACGCTGTGTGACCAGCATAAGCTGGATGGCTTCTACTACGATGCAGACGGGATAGGCGGCCAGGCGCGGGATGATGCTCGCCGCGCCAATGAGCGCCGAGCGAGCAAGCGCTACAAAACTCTGCGGGCTGATCCGTTTCGTGGGTCCGCGAAGGTCTTCGACCCAGAGCGCAAGGCGCCCGGCACCGACATCCTCAATGAGGACCGTTATCAGAACGCCAAGGCGCAAGCCTGGGACTATCTGTCTCTGCGATGTCGAAATACCTACTTGGCCGTGAATGGCAAGCCCTACGACCCGGATTACCTCATCAGCTTCTCATCGGCCATTAAGGAGCTGGCGCTGCTGCGCAGCCAAATATCACAGCCGCAATGGAAGATTGCAACGACCGGCAAACTCGTGGTGGACAAGCTGGCGGACGGAGCACCGTCGCCGGACCTGGCCGACGCGGTGATGATCCTGATGGCGCCCAAGCGCCAGCCGATGAAGATCAACCCCGCGCTGCTACGGGAAACCAATAACCCGTATGCACCCGCCGCATGAGCCTGCCAGTCGAACAGCTCGTGCGTGCGCTCTTGATGCGATCGCGCATTGAGCAGCGTTTACCCCTATTGCCGCACATGATCGAACCCATGGCGCTGGCCAATCTCATCATGCAGGAGCGAATGTATGCCTCGCAAATCCGACGCCCCCCGCGCGCCCAGCGCCGAGCAGCTGCCCACGCCCAAGGTAAGGCTGCAGCGTGAGCTGCCCCAGCGTCCTCTGGAGCGGCACGAACTGATCGAGCGGCAGCTGGAGACGGCGCGCCGAGAGGCTGCGGAGCGCGCGGCCGCGGAGCCCAAGCCGGCCGAGGAGACGGGCGATGCCCCTGACCAAGAAGGGTGAGGAGATCAAGGAGAGCATGGAGCGCGAGTACGGCAAGGAGCGCGGCGAGCGCGTGTTCTATGCCTCGCGCAACAAGGGCACGATCAGTGGCGCGGATGAGTTGCGCAAGGCTGCCGATTCAGGCAATGCCGAGGCGCAGCGGCTGATGTCCGGTAAGCACGTGAGTGGGCGGGATCGCAAGCGATGAGCGCAGGCACGGCAGCGGAGCGGTTCGAAGCGCTGATGGCGCTGATGCCTCGCGAGGCTCCGATTGACTACCGGCGTCATAAGCTGCAGCTGCCGCAGCTGCCTCCAGCCGTCAAACGAGCTGAGCCGGCGATGGCGATGGACGACGCCACCAATGGCAATTTCAACTATCTCAATACCGTCGCGGGGTCGATGGCCTACGGCCTGTATTTCCCCGGCTACCCTTGGCTCGCGGAGCTGGCCCAGCGCTCTGAATACCGGCAGCCCGTCGAGACCACTGCCAAGGAGATGACCCGCAAATGGATCACGCTCAAGAGCAACGGCAAGGGCGATAAGTCCGAGCGCATCGGGGAGATTGAGGACGAGTTCCGGCGCTTCAATGTGCAGGAGCTGTTCCGAAAGGCCGCCACGCACGATGGCTTCTATGGCCTGGGACAGATCTTTATCGATATCCGCGGACAGGAAAAGGAGATGGACCTGCCGCTGGAGCTCACGTCCAAGACCATCGAGAAGGATTCACTCAGGGGCTTCACGAACATCGAGCCCATGTGGGTCTCGCCGATCGCATGGAATAGCAACGATGCGACCAAGCCCGATTTCTATGTTCCGGACAGCTGGATGGTGCTCGGCAAGCGGGTACATAGTACGCGCCTGCTGAGCTTCATCAGCCGTGAAGTGCCCGACATCATCAAGCCGGCCTACAACTTTGGCGGCATCTCGCTCACGCAGCTGATTGAGCCGTATGTGTCGCGCTGGCTCAAGACCGTGGACGCGGTCAATCGCCTGATCAGCAACTTCAGCGTGATCCTGCTGCAGACGGATATGGCTGCGGTACTGAGCGGCGGGGACGATGGGGATTATCAGAACCTCATTGCGCGCCTGAAGTTCTTCACCCAGGAGCGCAACAACCAGGGTGTCTTCCTGACTGACAAGGAGCGTGAGGTGCTGGAGCAGCTGGCCGTACCGCTGTCGGGCCTCTCGGAGCTGCAGGCGCAGGCCCAAGAACACATGGCCGCGCCCACTCACCTGCCGCTGGTGGTGCTTACGGGCATCACCCCTGCCGGGCTCAATGCCTCCAGCGAAAGCGAGATGGAGGTATTCCATGACTGGATCCACAGCCAGCAGGAAGCGTTGTTTCGGCCGCACCTGGACAAGATCCTGCGGCTCATCCAGCTGAACCGGTGGGGCAATGTCGATGACGACATTACCTACGAGTTCGTACAGCTGAAGGAGCTCGATGGGGAGGCGGCCGCACGCGTGCGCAAGATGGCCGCTGATGCCGATGTGGCATTCATTGGGGCTGGCGTGGTCGATGCCCATGAGGTGCGCGAGCGCTTGTCTCTGGATCCGGACAGCGGCTACATCAACCTGGACCCGAACAAGGAGATTGATCCGCCGGAACTGCAGCTGGCAGAGGCGACGGCCAATGCGGGAGGCGATGACGGTGAAGACTGAAACCCGGTCTATAGTCTGCCGGGGGTGGTCTTACTCGTGAGTCACCACCTTCACGAAAGCAACCGCGAGTGCCGGCGGCGGGTGCAGCCAGCAATGGCGAAATCCTCCCCCGCGCGGCCGGCTCCATGAGCGTCTTTGACCGCGATGAGTCGGTCCTGCCCGGCATTCATCCCAATGCCGGGGTGGAAGCCGGCTATCGACGTCAGCTGCAGGCGATGGTGCGCGAGATGGCGCAGTCCATGCTCTGGCACATCGGCGCGGTCTACAAGCGCATCCGCCCCGGCTTCGGAGTCGGCGGTCAGGATCCTGTGAGCTCCGTGCGCGATGCGCTGAGCAAGTGGGGCGATCACTGGATCGGGAACATCGAGGAGGCTAGCCACCAGATCGGCGCGATGTTCGCGCGTCGGGTGTGGGCGGACCTGGACCGGCGCATGATGAACATGCTCGTGCGCGCAGGCTTTGCGGTGCGCTTCAAACCGACGCTGGCCATGAAGCAGGCTTACCGGCTCACCATTGCCGAGCAGGTCAATCTCATCAAGTCCATTCCCCAGCAATTTCTCAAGGACGTACAGACCAGCGTCTGGCAGTCGGTCATGAAGGGCGCGGACATGGGCGAGCTGACGCGCACGATCCAGAACAATTATGGGGTCGCGCATCGACGGGCGGCGCTTATCGCGCGCGACCAGAACAACAAGGCCAAGGCGATCATGGAGGCCGTGCGTCGGGAGGAGCTGGGTATTACCCAGGCGATCTGGATACATAGCGGCGGCGGCAAGGAGCCCAGGCCCACGCACCTCGCCATGAATGGCAAGCGATTCGATGTGAAGAAGGGCATGTGGGATTCCCACGAGCAGAAATGGGTGCAGCCCGGCGAACTGATCAACTGCCGGTGCGTGTCGCGTTCAATCATTCCCGGACTTAAGGCAGTGGCATAAATGTCGAACCGCAATCTACAGACCCAACCCGTGCTCACGAAGATGCAGAACCTCGTGGACGAGGGCAGCTACTTCGTGGCGAATAACGCCCAGACGGGCATTGCCATGACGGCTGGTGCGACCTTCAGCGCCACGGCGCCGTTTCTGGTGGTCGATAACAACAACCCTGCGGCGTCCGGTGGCAGCGCGGGAGTCAATATCGCGCTGGACTATCTGGCGCTGGTGGCGAGTGCGGCGGGCGGCGCCGGTTCCACCCTCTCATACCTCGCGATGGCCGTCTATATCGACTCCATCAAGCGTTATCAATCTGGCGGCTCTCAGTTGACCGGCAGCAGCCCCAACATGAATTTGGGGGCCACCTCCAATGCGGTGATTCACGCCGGCGCGGTGACGGCGGCGGCCGCCTCATCTGGTGTGCGCGCGATCGTTGGCCAGCGCAACGTGCGGCCCGCTGTATCGGCGACGGTGGCCTGCGTGGTGGGCGACTCCTTCATCCTGGACTTTGGATCTCTGGAAGGAGGCGTCGGTGGTTCGGTGACAGTCGCAAGCCCCCAGAGCATCGCGCTGTCGTTACCGCCGCTCATCATCGGCCCACAGCAGTCCGCGCTGATCTATCTCTGGCTGCAGGGTGCCACGACCCCATCGGCAGCCTCCTTCCTGACTGAACTGGGTTACTGGGAGCGCTAGAACGTGAGACGCGGAGGGCGCCGCCGAGTCAGCCCGCTACGGACCCTGGATGGTCGGCATGGCAGTCCCCGCTCTATCACGCGATTGCTCTGTGCGAGATGCGGTGACTTCACGCTGCATGTCTATCATCGCTGCATGTTCTGCTCGCAATCAGCTGGGTTTCTAGTGCCCCCGCGTCGGCGACGTCGTTGGAACGGCGCAGCCAAGGCGACGTGTTGACACGCTGAACAAACTGCCTGTATAGGGCAGATGCCAGTGAATGAACACGCACTCACTGGCATTCGACAAGTCCCTGCGATCGATCGACGCAGACGGACACATGCGCGTGGAAGAGTCGCGCATCTCCAAGGCGAACGTTTGCCCGTACCGGGGCAGCGAGATTCCCGGCTGGGAACGGCTGGGACTCTCAGCCGATCGCATCTATCACCTGCTGCGCGACCCGAAGGAGCTGCAGAAGGCTGCCGATTCGTTCTCCGGCAAGCCCCTGCTCGTGCGGCATGTCGCGGTCAGCGCCGATCTGCCGCAGAAGGACCTCTGGGTCGGCACCGTCGGGACTGTGACCTGGGAGGAGCCGTACTTGGTGGCGCGCCCTCTCATGGTGCTGACCAAGGAAGCCATCGAGTTGGTTCAGAGCGGCGAGCAGCGCGAACTGTCAGCCGCATATCGCTACGAGGCCGATATGACGCCCGGCACCTACGGGGGCCAGGCGTATGACGGCCGCATGGTCAACATTCGCGGCAATCACGTCGCGATCGTTTCCGAAGGTCGGGCAGGCCCCGACGTTCATGTCGCAGACGAACTCCCTCAGGAACTCAAAGCTATGAAGCATCCTGCTCTGTTCGAGGCTCTGAAGAAGGCCAACCTTCTGGCCGCAGACGCCGATCCCATGGCCTTTGATGCCGTGCTGGGCGAGACGCCGGCCGTCGCCGTCGTGAAGCTGTCCAAGGACGAGATGAAGGCCGCCGAGGACGAAGCGCTGGCCGAGAAGCGCAAGGAGCACGGCGAGGATGCCGAGCTGGACGAGGAGGAGCGCGAGAAGGCCTACGAGCGCGCGCGCGACAAGAAGGCCAAGGACAAGAAGGCCAAGGATTCCAAGCATGCGAAGGATGGGGATGTGGATCACCGCAAAGATTTCGATTCCCACGCGAAGGATGAGCTGCGCGCCGAGATCAAGGCCGAGCTGACCAAGCAGTTCCGTGAGGCCGCCGAGGCGCGCGAGGCCGTCAAGCCGCTGGTCGGCGTGGTGTCCATTGCGATGGACAGCGCGGAGGAGATCTATCGCTTCGCGCTGGAGCGCGTGGGCAACAAACGCGCCAAGACGGCTCATGTGGATGCGCTGCCCGACATGATTGCTTCGGCGCTGGAAGCCAAGCAGGCCAAGCCGCGCGTATCCCATGCCATGGATTCATCTGTCACCCCCGTCGATTTCGACGCGATCTTCCGCCCGAAGGCGGCCTAAGAGGTCATTGTCATGACGCAGCCCGGTTCCGGTACTGGTTTCCAGACCTTCGTCAACAATCTGCCCCCTCCGGCTGTCGCGGGTGACTTCGCGGGTGCCAACATCCGCGCGAACGTCATCGCGAGCCTGAATGGGTTCGTGGCGACCCCCGCCGGTGTAGTGGTCGGCCGCGGTGCCTGGGCCGATCCGACCTATGGCCTCGCCTCCAACTACTACCGAACGAGCTCCTTCATGGGGTTCGTCCACCGCAACATGCAGGCGCTGATCACGGCGTACCTGGCCAACAACGGTAGCACCATCCAGTCCGGTGACCCAGTCACCGTGATGGACCAGGGCGAATTCTGGGGCTTTTTCGCCTCCAGCGCATCAGTGGGCCAGAAGGTCTACTTCGACCCGGTCACCGGTGCATTGACGGCCAACAGCACGGGCCAGTCGGTCACGGCCAGCAATACCTCGGTCACGATCTCCGGCGGCAATGCGCTCTCGTTGGTGGGCACGACCACCGGCACAGTCGCGATCGGGCAGCTGGTAGTGATGGCGGGCCTGCCGAATGGCACCTACATCACGGCTGGCTCGGGCACCAGCTGGACCATCGCGAATGCGGATGGCACCACGATCCCGAACATCAGCACGACCGCCGCGAGCTTCTACGGTGTGCAGGAATCGCAGTTCTTCGTGGCCTCTCCGGTCACGGCAGATGCGAGCTTCACCGCGTCGCTGGCGGTGCCCACCGCGCCGAGCAACTTCGGCGTGCTGAACGTCAGCGCGATCGCCTCGGGCGTGCTGGCGGCAGGCCAGTGGCTCAGTGCCACGGGCCTGCCGGCGAGCGCCAACGTGCAGATCCTCGAACAGCTGACCGGCACGGCGGGCAGCACTGGCACGTACCTGACCAACAACGTCGCCTACACGATTTCCTCGACCAGTTCGTTCGCTGCCACCCAGGGCAAGCTCGGAAAGATCAGCAGCTGGGTCTGATAGCCAGGACACACGAGAGACACCATGGACAATCAGTTCGCATACGACAGCGCCAAGCTCGAACAGGCCATCCGTGCGGGTGCCGGCCCACAGCTGATTCAGTGGCTCGCGGGCAAGGGCGTGCGCTTCGCCGAATCGCTGGGACCCCAGCGGGTGATGACTGCGCAGATGGCCATGGATGCCATGGCAATGGACGCGCCGCAGTCCGCGCTGGAGACCAGCGCCAGTGCGGGCATTCCGTGGTTCTTCGCGAACTGGGTAGACCCCAAGATCATCCCGATCCTACTCTCTCCGATGATGGGTGCAGTCATCGCCGGTGAAGTTCAGAAGGGCGACTGGCTGACCGAGACCGCGATGTTCCTGACCGCCGGCAACGTCGGTGAGTCCAGCGCCTACGGGGACTACAACGAGTCGGGCAGCACGAACGTCAACGTCAACTTCCCGCAGCGCCAGAACTTCGTGTTTCAGGCGTTCCTGCAGTACGGCGAGCGCGAAGTGGGCCGCGCCGGCCTGGCCAAGCTCGATTGGATCAGCCTGCAGCAGCAGTCCAATGCGATGCGGCTGATGAAGGACCTCAACGAGATGTACTTCTTCGGCATCTCGAACCTGGTCAACTACGGGATCCTGAATGATCCATCACTGCCGCCTGCGCTCACGGCTACCTATCCGTGGCTCACGAGCTCCAGCGCGACCGCGAACACGATGTATCAGGACGTCGTGCGCATGTTCGTGCAGCTGCAGAGCCAGTCGGGTGGTGTGGTTCGGCAGGACACGCGCATGGTGCTCGCGATGAGCCCCACGCAGGCCATGGCCCTCTCGAACATCACGCAGTACAACACCAACTCGGTGCTGATGCTGCTGAAGCAGAACTACCCGAACCTGCGGCTGGAGACGGCGGTGGAGTACGGTCCGCCGAACAACTCTTCGGGCCAGCTCATGCAGCTGATCGCCGAGGACGTGGAAGGCCAGCGCACGCTGGAGGGCGCGTTCTCCAGCAAGCTGATGGCGCATCAGATGGTGGTGGGTTCTTCGAGCTGGCGGCAGAAGCGCTCCAGTTCGGGCTTCGGCACTGTCATCTATCGGCCGTTCCTGATCGCGCAGATGTACGGCTGAGGTGGCTTCCCAATGCGGCCGGGATTCTTTGCCGGCGCTGGGACGCCGTTTCAGAACTACCAGGCCACCGGCTACGACCGTCAGCCCTACGCTTGCTACAGCGCGGGGCTGAACCAACTGCAAGCGGCTGCGGCCGGCGTCATGATGGGCGTGTTCGGCTGGGCAGACCCAGGGAGCGGTTTGGTCTCAAACGGCTACAGCGCAGGTCAGCAGCTGGGCTTTGTACTGCCGACGTTCAACGGCTGGAACTGGCAGCGCGCGTACTGGTACGACGCCAATGACCCGGATGACACGCCGGACATCACCTCGCCCGTCTCGGGAATGATCCTGCGCGGTGGCATGCCCGTCGTGCTCGCGGTGCAGGGCGACTTCTACACCCCGTTTCCCAATGGCGCCACCGCTGGTGCGCGCGTGTGGGCGGATCCTGTCTACGGCCTCGCCTACTGCGCAGATGGCGGCGGCTACATCCAGACACCTTGGGTCTGCATGCAGAACCGCTCGGGCGGCTGCGCGGCCCGCATCTCATCGTTCGCAACCTCGTTCAACTAGGAGGAGACATGGCAACTGTCGTGATTGGATGCAAGTTACCCCATGGTCTGGTCATGGAGCTCGTGGAACCGGGCCAGGACGACGCCGGCAAGGTCGGCATAATGCCCCGGCCCCCGAGTAAGCGCGTGGTGCTCAACGGTGCCAATTCCGTGCAGCGCGCGACCCAGCGCAAAGGGCCGCTCGGGGAATACCCAGCGCTCGCCGAATACCCATTTGGGCTCACGACCGTGGACGAGGACTTCTGGAAGAAGTGGCTGGAGCGGCACAAGGACTTTGACTTCATCAAGAACGGCTCGATCTTCGTCGCGAAAGACGACAAGGCCGCAAAGGCCATGGCCGAGGAGCGCGTTCACGACGTCAAGACAGGATTGGAGCCGCTGAAGCCATCGGTCGACGGCAAGCCGAGTGGCGATAAGCGTTTGGGCACGACAGCAGATCCCTCCATGGCGCAGGCGATGCGCCAGAACGAGCAGGAGCTGCCTCCGGCCGCATGAGTGTCACGCCGGGAATCGTCGCGTTCAGTCCGACTGCGTTCGTCGCGGCGTTCCCGGCATTTGCCTCCGTTCCGCAGACAGCCCTCACGGCCAATTTCAACTTCGCGTGCCTGCAGCTGGACAACACGCTGGCCAGTCCCGTGCAGGACGAACCCACGCGGGCTCAGCTGCTGAATCTGCTCACCGCGCACATCACGGCGCTGCTCAATGGCGTCAATGGTCAGGCGCCCACGGGCACGGTCGGGCGCATCTCCAACGCCTCTCAGGGGTCGGTGAGCGTGCAGACTGAGTTCGACGCCAAGACATTCTCCGAGGCCTATTACCTGCAGACCCCATGGGGCGCGCAGTACTGGCAGTCCACCGCGCGCTTTCGCACCGCGCGCTATGTGCGCCCCTGTCTCTATGCCGATGGCATGCCGGGCATGCCGTGGAACGCATGGCCACAGTAAGCGCCAAGCTCATCGGAGGCCAGAAGCTCAGCAAGGTGCTCGCACAGATCAGCGAGCGTGCAGGCGGCCGCAGCGGCGCGCACGTCAAGGTTGGGTATCTGGCAGGGGCCACCTATCCCGACGGCACGCCGGTGGCTCAGAACGCGTTTTGGCAGGAGTTTGGAACGCCCGGAGCGCAGTTCCCTATTCCTGCGCGTCCGACGTTTCGCACGATGATCAAGCAGCACATGGCCGAGTGGGGCGGCCAGCTTGCCCGAGTGCTCAAAGGCGCGAACTACGACCGGCATACGGCGCTCGGTCGCATGGGCGAGCTCATCAAGGGCGAGTTGGTGGATTCGCTCCTGCATGCGGACGTCGCCCCGCTGTCGGCGGTGACGCTCATGTTGCGCAAGATGCGAGATGAGAATCCGGGCCTGAGGGTCTCACGCGCCACAGTGTTCGAGGCAATCCGGCGCGTGAGGGCTGGCGAGCAGGGCGCAACCGGTACGCGCGCCAAGCGCCTGGTGAATACCGGGGTGCTGGAGCGCGCGCCGGACTATGAGGTGGTGGATGGCGCTCAATCTCCATAACGCTGTCCGAAGCGCCATCCCGGGCATCAATCCGGATGTGCAGGCGCTCTATCTCGCCTCGCGTGGGTTTGCGCTCAGCGCGACCACCGGCGTGTCTACGCCGGTCTATGCGCCGCCCTATTGGGTGACGGTGCAGGTGCAGCCCCCGTCGGGTCGCGACCTTCAGCACATCAACATGCTGAACCTGCAGGGTGTGGTCCGCACGATCTACATGTACGGCAACCCTCAGGCGATCAATCGCGTCAGGGCCGGCGGTGCGGATCTGATCATGATGCCGCAGTGGCAGCCGCATGTGACCGTCGACAACCGCGGCGGCACGGTCACCGACAACCTCACCAATCCGATTCTCGGCGCGTTCCCGGTGGACAACTGGATCGTGTCCGCAGTGGACGAGTGGTACGACATCGAAGGTCTGGGCTGGACGAAGCTCTACGTCACGCTCCAGACCGATGGCCCCTACATCGTGTTCGACAGCAACCGGCTGCCGGTCCTCGACAGCAACGGCTCTCTGGTGACCTCGCAATGAAGAAGCTACTCATACTGCTGGCGTTCCTCATTCCTGGCGTGCAGGCCGCGGAGGTCGGCGGCTACGGGAATGCCACCACCCCACTCTCGGGCACCGAGCGATTGCTGGCCGACCAGAACATGGTCACGGTCAACATCACCCCCGCACAGATCGCGAGCTACATCGCCTCGGGCGGCTACATCTACCAGATGCTGCCCGCGCTGGTGAACGGCTATGTGCTCTCTAACAATGGCACGACGCTGCAGTGGGTGCCGAACAGCGGCGGGGGTGGCGGTGGGGGCACGGTCACGAGTGTGGGCCTCACGATGCCAGCCGGGCTGTCGGTGGCCAACTCTCCGGTCACGACCAACGGCACCATCAACGTGACCACGACGCTCAGTGGGCCGATCAAGGGGACCGGCTCAGGATTCTCGGCGGCCACCTATGCCGACATCGTAAACCTGTTCAGCGGCTGCACAGGCACGGAATACCTAGCGGCCAACGGAAACTGCTACGCGGCCAGCGGTTCGGGCACAGTCACCAGCGTCGGACTCACCGCGCCGTCGTGGTTGACCGTCAGCGGCTCGCCAGTTACGACCTCGGGCACACTGGGGCTGGCAGCGGCTTCTCAGTCCGCCAATACCTTCCTGGCCTCCCCCAGCGGAGCCTCGGGAGCGCCCTCATTCCGCGCAATTGTCAGCGCGGACCTGCCCGCCACGATTGCGGCGAATACCACCGGCAATGCGGCCACTGCGACGGCGCTGGCCACTTCGCCCACCCAGTGCGGCACGGGACAGTTCGCCACCGGTGTCGCTGCGTCGGGCAACGCCAACTGCGGCACGCACCAGGTCAACGGTGTGGCGCTCACTGGGACCACGCCGATCAACTTCATCAACAGCGCCGCGACCAATGGTCTGACGCTGACCTTCACCAATACGACTGCGGGGGTCATTCAGCTTGGGCTCTCCGGCACGCTCGCCAACGCAGGACTTACCAACTCCAGCGTGACGCTCAACGGGCAGGCGATCTCTCTCGGCTCCTCTGGCAACGTGAACAACGGGGCCGCGCAGTACTCGATCGCCCTGAATGGCGCAGCGGGTGCCGCGATCGCTGGCATCACGCTGCCGGGTGCGACCGGCATTTACTGCATCGATTACACCAGCCTGACCGCGAACCCCACTCTGACGAGCTGCCCAGCGGCGCCCACCCTGCAGACCAACGGCACCAACAACTCCAGCCAGACCACGCTGAACATCCAGAGTGGCACGGGAATCAGCGTGTCGAATCCCTCGGGAGGAAACGTCACGGTCAACCAGACGCAGGCGATCAACGCGCAGACTGGCACGACCTACACGGTTGCTTCGACCGATGCGTCCAAGTTCATCACCTTCAACAATGCGAGCGCGGTGGCGGTCACGCTACCCCAAGCCACCGGCAGCTTCGGTGCTGGGTTCGCCATCACGGTGCAGAACCTCGGTGCCGGCACGGTCACGATCACGCCGACCACGAGCACGATCAACGGTCAAGCGAGCCTGACTATTCCGACCGGTTACGGCTGCGGCATTGTCAGCGACGGCACGAACTACCAGCTCGGCAACTGCCCGGCCGTGCGGGACATGCCGATCACCCTTTCAGCTGGCGCCACGGTCACGCCGAACTGCTCAGCGAATAACAACGTCGTGACGATCACGGCGAACGTCACCTTCGCAGTGCCGGCGAATTGCACTCCCTTCCAGGGACAGCGGATCTTCTTCGATGTCATCGCCACTTCGGCCTACACGTACACCTTTACCGGTTACTTGGCCGCTGGAAGCAGCGTGGCCTACCCCACGGCGCACTCCGCGACCGGCGCGGATCACATGGAGCTGATCTACGAAGGAACAGCGGCCACCAAGGGATGGGTGCTTGATGCGATCAATCCAGGTATCCCGTAATGCCTACCTTCTCGTGGATCAGATCGCATGCGTAAGCTGACGACGGCCATACTCGGGGCGGTCCTCATCGCGACCTGCAGCGGCTTTCTGTCACTCGGCGGCAGTGCCGCCACGAGCAGCGGCAATCCGTTCAATCTGCCGCGTGTACTGGCGACCGATAACATCCTGACGTTCCTCGGCAGCTTCAAGGCGCCGACCAGCTTCGTCTATCGCGGCGGCGCGATGTCGGTCAACGGCTCGACCATGTATCTGTCGGGCCTGTACTACTACAACAGCGGTTCCAGCTACGTGAACGGCATTGGCTCGTTCACCATCCCTACGTTGACCGGCGCACCGGCCCTGGACGGTTCCAACGGAACGGCCACAGCCCTCGTTGCGCCCACTACCCTTGTGGACGGCTCCGGCAATCCCATCCTCGACTGCGGGCAGGGCGCGAGCTACGGCAACAATACCTATTGCGTCTTTACCGGCTCGCTGGTGTATGGCGGCAAGCTCTACATGACTGTTGGCCCCTACTACGATCAGTCCACGAGCGCACTGCCGGGATTCTTGGTATCGACTGATACTGGCATCAGCACTTGGGGCCTCGTCAACGCGGCCAGTGGCGCAGGCTGTCTGAGCAGCAGCCCTGGATGCACTCAACGCTATTTCGCTGGCCCTCTTGGAGTGCTGCCGAGCATCTGGCAGCCTTACTTTGGCGGTCCTTGCTACGAGTCGGCTGGCCCCGGTGGGCTCTCCAACAATACGAGAAGCCCCAACGGATTTAGCCTCGCGACCTTCAATTGCGCTGCTTACAACGCCGCTGGCGGGTCGATCTCGGTCCATGAGGCGCTGGACTATTACTACCAGACCGTCAGCCGCAACCCGTCTCAGTACCAATTGGCTTATCGCTCATTCTCTGGGCCATTCCCGACGGGCGGCAGCGGTGTCTCCTACACGCTGACCTCGCAGCCCACAACGGCAACAACATCCGTCACGCTTACCGCTGCCTTCAGCAGCAATACGGCCGCCACCATTGGCCCGTTTCAGATCACCTTCAATATCACGGGCGGCGGTACAGCGACGCGCATCGTTCACCTGACGAACGGCATGACCGCTGTTCCTGATGGGACGACGACTTGCTATTACGGCGTGACGGGCTGCGTCTCTTTCCCAGCCTTGACTGAGTGCAATCCAAGCTGCACTACGGCCGTGACGATTGCCCCGATGGGGGATAACTACTACAGCGAATACGAGGGTGGCGACCTCGGATACGGCTTCTTCGTTCCAGGCAGCCGCAGCTTCCTGGTCATCAACATCCATCAATATGGGCCGTCAGGCGCGGCAGGCAGCGGATGCGATAAAGGGGCCAGCGGTAGCAACGACACGCCGTTATCGCCGGACACGAGGCACTATCGGCGCCTGCAAATCAGCGCTTATGACGCGAATGACCTCTATGCGGGCTATAACGGCTCGCAGGCGGTGTACGTAGCGGCTCCCTATGCGGAGTGGGACTTCCCAAACTGGCAAGCTAACTGGGGCGGCACGACCAACTGCATCAATGGTGGCCCTCCCGGTAATTTCTACTTCGATCCGAACACCAGCATCCTCTACGGAACATTTTCGAGCAATCAAGATGGCTCGGGCCACATGATCGTCAACGAGTGGCAGGTATCCGGCACATGAGGAAGTTACTGCTGCTGATTGCTTGCCTTGGATTCTCCGTCAATGCTACGGCAGCTGCGAGACAGGTGATTATCGGAGTGTGGCAGATATCATGAAGTATCTTTTAATTACCTTACTGCTTCTTTGCCCGTTGTTTGCGCGAGCAGCACCAGCACTGCTAGGAGTAGCGAAAAATCGCGTAGTCGGGACCACCAGCAACCCGGTCAACTATACGCCAAGCTCCGGCAGTACCCTCATTGTTTGGTTCAATGCTGCGACAGCGGAAACACTTAGCATCTCTGATACCCAAGGCAATACGTGGAACGTCGCGCATGCCTACGCGGACGGCGGCACTGGTGCGTATCTGGCGGTTTATTACGCACAGGGCGTTACTAACACAGCCGATACGGTCACGATCTCATACGGGACCGCTGCCGCTAGCGTGATCTATTTGGCTGATTACAACGGCGTGGGCAGCTTCGACAAGGTTTCCACCGTGGCAAGCGGCAATAGCGCTAGCCCGGCTACGTCTGCGGTGACACCGGCACAATCGGGAGAACTGGCACTCGCACTCATTGGGACCAATGCGTCAGCCATCGTCACGTTCTCCAGTTGGACCGGCGGCTTTAACCAGGAAGATGCCTATACGGCCAGCGTGCCATCTGGAGTGTGGGCGGATCAAGTGCTCGCTGGGACCGGCAGCGTGAGCGGGGGCGCCACGATCAGCGCTTCGATTCGTTGGTCAGCGTTGACTGTGCTGTTTGAGGCGAGCGGCGCGCCAGCCGGCAATGCCTCCAATTTCTTTATGGTTGGCTCTACGATGGGCGCCGAGCAAATACATAGCCTGCCCGAAAGCCTGAGCAGTCCTCATACGCTTCTATCTGAAATCCAGCGTTCTGCAGCACGGACACTAACTCATCGGAGAGTTGGCGTTTGCGAAGGATGTGCTCGTGGCTAGGGCTCCGATAGTCCCAGTCAAGGATGGGAACGGAATACTCCATCACCACACGGTTGACCTTGCGCCAGACCTAAATCGGCGCGGCAGGGATGAAGTCGAACTCGGCTCCCTCGCAGTCAATCTTCATCAATTCGCAGTGCTCCACTCGCGCCAAGAGATTGCTGAGAGTCATGGCCGGGACATCCGTATAGCCGCGTCCAGCGTTGAAGCGCAAAGAGTGGTAACCGGTATCGCTGCCGGTGAACAGTCGGCACGTGCCATCGCTCGCAGCTACGGCAGCGCCGATGACTTCGGCGTCAATGCGATTGGCGGCGACGTTGCGGCGCAAGTAGCGGAGGTTGTCAGGGTGCGGTTCGACAGCGATCACTCGCGCACCGTAGCGCGCCGCAGCCAGTGTGAAACAACCCATATTCGCGCCGATGTCGATCACGATCTGGCCGGCAGAGGGGCGGTAGCCAGGACGGAAATACTCTTCCCGCTGCAGCACGTTCTCAATGAAGGCTTCGTCGGTGGAGCAGCGCCGAAAGCTGACGCGATATCCCCCGAGCTTCGCGGTGCGAGAAACGATTCCCGCGCGCTTGAGAATGCGATCCCAGCGCTGGCGCAGAACGTAAGGCATCCGGTGCTCCACGAGCAGTGCTCGGCACGCGCGAGTCAGCGCATTGCCGCTGGGTTTTTCAAGGATGGGCGCGCGAAAGATGGTCGGTTCTGGAATGGCCATATCGTTGTACATAACCCCCCCGGCGGAAAGCTCGGCGAGCCAGCATACACCGCGCCGATATTTGGAGCGATCAGATGAGCATTAAGAAATGGCTATCCCCGCTCCTGGTGCTGCTGGCGGCCGGCTGCGCCGCCATCCCCAACGGGCCGCCCCAGGCTCCCCATCGGGTGCTCACGAGCACCGCGGACGGCGGGGTCACGAGCGTTCAGGACGTGGAGCAGAAGACGCACCTGATGCGCCTGGGCGGTACACCCCCGGCCCAGCAGGTCATCAATATCGGCACGGCCGCCAACAGCGGCAATGGCGACCCGATCCGAACGGCCTTCACCAAGGACAACACGAACACCACCGCGCTGTTCTCGATGTTCGGCACGTCCTCGAACCTCTACAACAACGGCACGGCGCTCGCCACGGATATCGCGGGCCTGTTCACCGGTTGCGGACCCTCGACACCGGCTCTGGGCTACCAGGGTGCCTGCGTCTCGGGCGGCGGAGGAGGCGGGACGCCCGGCGGCTCGAACCTTCAGATCCAGTATAACAACGCGGGCTCCTTTGGCGGATACACGCCAGCGGGCGCCATCGGCTACCTGGACTCGGGCACCGCCAACGCCCAGACCGGCACCACCTACACGCTGGTCTCGGGCGACGCCAACAGCGAAGTGACCATGTCGAATGCGTCAGCGAACACGCTGACCATTCCGGCCAATGCCACCGTGGCCTTCGCGACCGGCACGATCATCACGGTGCAGGAGCTATCCACCGGCATCACCAGCATCGCGCCGGCGTCTGGCGTGACCATCGAGTCCCCGACCTACGGCGCTTCGACCTCTCAGCAGTATTCCCTCGGCGGCATCTACGGCCAGATCCAGCTGCAGAAGGTCGCGACCAACACCTGGAACGTGATCCTCTGGCAGCCGGGCAAGACCACCTACACGCTCAGCGGCACCTGTACGACCTCCGCCTCCACGGGCGGCAACACCGGCGGCCATATCACCATGAGCGGCACCGGCAGCTGCACACTGATTGTGACCCCTGGCGGCGGACTTCAGGCGCCGGACTACTGGGTGGGGCGCATGTCCGATACGACCCAGCCGACCATTCCAGGATGGGGTGAGACCTCCAGCAGCGCCAGCTCAGTGACCTTCACGGTACCGGCGGCCGTGGCGGCCAGTGACGTGCTGACGTTCACGGTGACGATGGAATGAAGCGGCTCGCAGCGTTCCTGACGCTGCTGGCGGTCTGCGGGCTCGCCAGTGCGCAGTTCAATCCGGTCTCGCTGGGCCTGGGGTTCACTGCCACCGGCAGCACACCGCCCACGACGCTGCAGATCACCACCGCAAGCCTTTCTTCTGCCACCGTCGGGAGCGCCTACAGCCAGACGCTCACTGCGACTGGCGGCACGGGCACCGGTTACAGCTTCAGCGAGCTGGTCAACTACCCGAACACCGATCGGTGGGAATACCTCACGCCCAGCGGCACGATCGGTGGCACCCCCGACAACGCCGAGACCGAGACGGTCACCTATCAGGTCACCGACTCGGGCGGGAACACCGCACAGAAGACGTTCTCACTGCCGGTCTCGGCCTCGGGCGCGCTGACCATCGTCAGCCCGACGACGCTCCCGGCTGCCGTCAACAACGGCTATTACGCCTACAAGATCATCATCAGCGGCGGCACGCCCCCCTATACGTGCAGCGGCACGAGCGCGCAGCCGCTCACGATTACGCCTGATTGCTGGATCGAAGACACCCCGACCGCGACGGGCACGGTCACGGTCGGTACGGTCACGGTCACCGATGCCGTGGATGCCACGGCGAGCTTCTCGCCATCCTTCACGGTCAACTCGACGCTCACGCTCGGTGGCATCGATCAGACTGTTGGGATCATCCGGCTGCCGCCGGCCTATGCCGGCCAGTATTACCAGTACCAGTTCCATGCCTACGGCGGCAGTGGCTCGGGATACACCTACACAGCCATCAATGGCCTGCCGGCCTGGGCGGCTGTGTCCGCCTCCGGCCTGCTCTCTGGCACACCGACCTCCAGTGGCTCGATCGAGCCCACCATCAAGGTCACCGACAGCAGCAGCAATACGGCCACCGAGCCCGCGCTGGTCAACGTCCTGAATGCCGCGGGCGTCAACCGCCCGAGTTACAACGCCTCGGTCAATAACGGCTTCTTCACGCTGAACGGTCGCATCTACGACCCGAACGGCAAGCCGTTTCTGATCCACGGCCTGGACCGCAACCACTTCGACAACGTCAGCTGGGCCGGCGCGGCCAGCATCAACTGGAACCCCGGCCCCTACCTGCTGACGTACAACCAACCGCTGTCCGTGGGCTCCTCAGTGCCCACCGCCGATATCTCAGCGGCAGCAGCCTGCACGCCCTGCAAGGGCTATGCGTTCTGGGCCACCTGGAGTTTCTTCGAGGGCGGCGCGGGCGGCACGCAGGGCAATTACACCGTCGGCCCTTCCAGTGTGCTCGGGCAGATATTCACCGCGGTCGGCAACAACAACCAGAAAGTCATCATCCAGTTCAACCCCGACCAGTTCAACGCTACCGGGCTGCAGGCGGTCGGGGACGGCTACACGCTGCCGCTGTACCTCACGCAGAACTCTTCCTTCGGCGCGGCCAACGTCGGCACCTCCGGGGTGAGCGTCAACCCGTCTTATCCCTACGGCTGGTACGAGCAGCAGACCGGAGGCTACGGAGCCAACTGGGTAGGCAATACGAACGTCTATAACGCGTTATTGGCGACGTTCCAGGCCATCGCCTCCCAGTGGGATGGCGACCCGCGCTTTGAGGCCATCATCGTCGTCGCAGACGATGTGATGTACCCCTACAACGGCACCGGCCTTCAGGGCTCGACGTACTTCACGCAGCTCACCAACTTGATGCTCGCCATCAAGAGCTACTTCCATCACACAAACGTCGTGCTGCAGATCGCCGGGCAGCAGAGCACCGCCAGCCAGCAGATGGTGCAGACGCTGGTGCAGGCCGGCGTCATGATGGGCGCCTCCGATACAGCGGGCGCCACGGCCTGGAACGACACCTACACCAGCGTCACCTTTAGTTCGATCTCGGGCACGACCGGGACGCTCGCCAGCCCCCTGGCCGGATGGGAAGCGGGCAACACCTACACCTGCAAGCTCTCCACCGGCCAGACCGTCCAGATGACGGTCAGCACGAGTTCCCCGTATACCGCGGTCACATTCTCGCCAGCCGTGACCGGCAGCCCATCGGCCACGGCGACCATCAGTTACGCCTGGCCGCAGCTCGGCCCGGAGATGATGGCCTGGGCGGGCATTCAGTCCGCATTCTCTTCCTGGGCACCTCCGTCGCCTGCGCTGCAGACCTACTCCACCTCGTTCATGGAGGCGCAGGAAGGGGACTTCTCGAACACGGTCGGCTCACCTGCATTTCCCACGACCTTCACTGCAGCCGACATGGTGCAGGCGCTGAATGACAACGTGACCGGCGGGGTCGGGTATCACGGCTCGCACTTCCTGATGAGCTACGGGAACTCGACCGCCTGGGCTGCGCGGCTGGCTTCCTACAACGGAACCTCCGGCCTGACGAATACCGGCTACCCCTCGGTGTACGGCTCGGGAGGCGGCCAGAACGGCGCGCTCAGCGGCTCCAACGTCGTGCGGGAGTTCTCGGGCTTTGGCCAGTACAACCAGAGTGCCACGGCGATGGCCTCTCAGGTCACCAATCAGTACGCGAACAACGGCATCGTGCCGATCATCACGGTGTACGAGCTGCAGGAAGCCTTCACGGCCTCGGCCAGCGGCACCACGCTCACGGTCACCGCAGTCAACACGACGCCCTCGATGAGCAACGATGGGCTCATCGTCAAGAACATGCAGGTCATCGGCACCGGCATCCCGAACAACCCGCAGTGGACCGGCTCCATCTCCAGCACCACGATGAGCGTGACGGCCATCAGCTCCGGGCCCCTGTGCGTCGGCATGACGGCCTCGGGGTCCGGTTTCTCCACCACGATTACCGCAGTCCCCGGCGGCGGCGCATGCAGCAGCAGCACCGGCAGCTACACGGTCTCTTCCAGCCTGACGGAAAGTTCGCAGCCGATCTACGGCAACAACCCAGTCATCACGAATACAGGCGGGGGCACCGGCACCTATTCGCTCAACTACCAGCTCAGCGTGGGCTCGGAGTCGATGACGGGGACGTGTGTCACCAGCGGCAATAACGATCCGAATGCGGTCGTGGCCGCGACCAACATGCTGGTGTACGCGCTGAATAATGGGCTGGGCTCGGTCGGCAGCAAGATCATGATCAACGTCGCCAACGAGTGGGGCGTGAGCCCGCTCTACAGCGGCCCGAACACGGAGGCGAACTGGGAAAGCTACTACGCGACCGCGATCTCGTCGCTCCGTTCGGCGGGCTTCTATGGCCCCGTGGTCGTGGACAGCCTGAATGATGCCGAGGATTTCACGGTGTTCTCGGGTGGCTATGCCCAGACCCTGATCAATTCGGACCCGTACAAGAACGTCGTGATCTCGATGCACCTGTACAACACGACGAACCTTGAAGGGCAGATTACGAGCATCAGTCACGGGACCAATGCCGTCATCAAGTTCGCTTACAACGGCGCCACCAATCCGTGGAGCACGTTGACCAACTTTCTCAATCAGGTGTATGTCACCGGCGTCTCGGGCATGACCCAGATCAACGGCCAGACCATCACGGTGACCTCGATCGGCAGCTGTTCGGCGGGCGCGTGCAGTCTGAACACGAACCTCGATACCTCCTCCTATGGGACGTACACGAGCGGCGGTCAGGTGTTCGACGGCGCGCACTACCAGATCCGCTTCGCCTCGCTCGCCAATTATCAGGCGATGGGCATTCCGATCATCGTGGGCGAGTACGGGCCTCCGGGATTGAACAACACCACGGCGGGTCTCTCGCAATTCGCTGCGGCTTCCATCTCCTACAACATCGGGGAGATCGAATGGGCGTGGGATGACAGCAGCTGCTCGGGCTCCTGGTCGGGCTGGTTCAACGACACGCTCAGTTGCGGAAACTACTCCAAGCCCTCGGATCTCACCGAGCCCGGCATGGATGTGATCGACAATCCCCGAACGGGACGCAGCATGCTCGGTGTGCCTGTGCCGGTGTTCCATTGAAGCGGCTGATCGCAATCCTTGCGCTCCTGTGCGCGCCGGCCGCCTTCGCCTACAACAGCTCGGGTGTTGTGGCGCTGCCGAACTACACCACCACGACCTCCTACACCACCACCTGGAGCGTGAGCGCAGGGGATACGCTGCTGGTGCTTGAGAACACGATCGATAACAACAACAACACGAGCGCACTGCAATCCGTGTTCGACGGGCAGGGCACCTACACCCAGGATGCCGTCTATGACTGGCAGACGCATTCCTGGTTCGGGGTGTGGCGGCTGAGCAATGCGAACGCCGGCACTCACGCGATCGATCTTCAGCCGATCAGCGGCGGCGATGACTACAGCACGATTGTGGTACTGGAGCTGCCGGGGACATGGTCCTTCGACACCACCTGGCTGTACTCAGGGAACAGCTACGGGACCAGCATCTCCTTCAACGCCTCAGCCCCAACCGGATCGGGGAATCTCCAGATCGGCATGGCATCGATCAATCTCACGAGCGATCCACCCTCGCAAACGCCCGTGGGATGGACCAGCCTCGGGCTCACCGGTAGCCAGTGGCCCTCCGGCGGCTGGGCCTATATCAGCTCCAATTCCGCGCAAACTCTGAACTGGGGCACGACCATGACCGCGGCTTCCTGGGGTGGCCTTGTCGTGGACTATCAGCAATCGGCCGTGGCCTGCTCACATAACTTCTGGTCCTCGACCGGCGGCTGGACTCAGCCCAACGGCTCCAGCGGATCATTCTGGAATGTGGCTTCTGGCACCTTCTCCACGCCGAACTGCTCCACCGGTTCCTTCTGGCGGCAGGACGGCAACAAGGCGGCGAACTGATGACCGTCAACACAACCCCGATCCTGAGTGATGTGCTCACCGATGTGGTGGCCGTCATCAATTCCATCGTGCCGCCCAAGGTCTCGGTCATGCGTGGTATCGCCAACCGCGTGGCCGCCCCTAACCCGATTCCAGGGTTCGTGGTCGTTACCCCGCTGTATCAGGGCCGGCTCGCCTGGAACGTGAACCAGACGCCCGCGGGGCCTTTGCCGAGTACCGAGACGGTGCGGCAGTCCACACGCGCGGACCTGCAGATCGACTTCTATGGGACCTATTCAGGCGTCTGGGCCGCTCAGTTCGTGACGCTCTGGCGTGATGAGTACGCCTGCGCCCTCATGCAGAACAGCCAGCCACTGTATGCCGATGAGGCTCGCATGATCCCGCTGGTCGACAGCGAGCAGCAGTACGAGGAACGCTGGATGGTCGAAGCGGCCGCCCAGTACAACCCCGTGACCACCGTATCTCAGGGCTACGCGGACGCGCTGGATGTCACCTTGATCGACGTGGAGCAGCGTTACCCGACATGAGCTATCTCACAGTATAGTCGTCCGGCGACGCCAGACAGGGACTTAGCATGACCATTCCGGCATCGCAATTCGTGAACGTGATTCCGTCCGTCTTGAGCGCGGGTGCGCCGCCGCTCTCGATGTCGGGACTCATCGTCACGGAGGACACCTCCATCCCGATTGGCACGGTGCAGAGCTTCGCCAGTGCCACAGCGGTCTCGAACTGGTTCGGTGCGAGCTCCAATCAGGCCGCGCTCGCCAATGTGTACTTCAACGGTTACAACGGCGCGACCCAGCTGCCCGGCAATCTTCTGTTCGCGCAGTACAACGCCTCCAACGTGGCGGCCTACGTGCGCGGTGGATCGGTCTCGGCCCTGACGCTCACGCAGATCCAGGCGCTCTCCGGCACGATCTCGATCCAGGTCAACGGCACGACCTACACGACCGGCAACATCAATCTGTCCAGCGCCACGAGCTTCAGCAACGCGGCAACGCTGATCACTACGGCGCTGATCTCGGTGAGCGCGCCGGCGACCTGTACTTACGATTCGCTGCGCACGGCCTTCGTCATCACCTCGAACACCACCGGCTCATCGAGCACGATCGCGTTCCCGACGGACTCTTCCCTGTCGCCCTCGCTGTACCTGCAGGCCGCCCAGGGCGCCGTGATCTCCCAGGGTGCGAACGCCACGACGGCTGCGGCGCTCATGAATACGGTGATCGGCATCACGACGAACTGGGCGAGCTTCACGACCGACTGGCTGCCAACCCTCACGGTGATGGAGGCGTTTGCCAGCTGGGTCACGACCCAGAACAACCAGTTCCTGTACGTCCCATACGACAACAACGCTGCGGCCGAGTCGCCCAATGCCAGCGGCGTGATCGGCACGGTGACCGCCAACTACAACGGCGTGTGCTGCGTCTGGAACCCCTCCGGCCTCATTGCGGCCTTCGTAATGGGCACCATCGCATCGATCAACTTCAATGCGACTGGCGGCCGGATCACCTTCGCGTATAAGAGCGGTAGCGGATTGTCGGCCGACATCACCAGCCAGACGGTCTATCAAGCGCTGGTGGGCAATCACTACAACGCCTACGTCTCGGTGGCGAGCGCGACCGAGGCCTTCACGTTCTTCCAGAATGGGCAGGTTTCGGGCACCTGGGCGTGGCTGGACAGCTACGTCAACCAGATCTACTTCAACGCGGCCTTTAAGGGCGCGCTGATCACATTTCTCAGCCAGGTCAACTCGGTCCCGTACAACAACGCGGGCTACGCGAGCATCGCCGCGGCGCTGCAGCCGGTCATCAATCAGATGCTAACCTTCGGGGCGGCCGTGGCGGGCGGCACGCTCTCGGGCTCTCAGGCGGCCGAGGTGAACGCAGCCACCGGCGTCAATGCGGCGCAGGCCATTGAGAGTAACGGCTACTTCCTGCAGATCACGGCGCCCTCAGCTTCGGTGCAGGCCGCGCGCGGCTCACCGACGATCAACTACTGGTACTTTGATGGCGAGAGTATCCAGTCGATCACGATGGGCAGCATCGACGTGGAGTGACGCATGGCCGATATCACCAGTGCCAACAGTAAGTTCTACCTGACCGTCCCCGACGTCTTTCCCGTCGCCCAGCTGGTGCAGGGCTATGCCACGGACGATGCCTTCGCCTCCGAGGAGATCGATGTTGCGGAGGTGATGATGGGCGTGGATGGCCGCATGTCGAGTGGCTACATCCCAGTCGTGACCCCCATGGAGATCGTGCTGCAAGCCGACTCGCCCTCGATCCTCGGAGTGTTCGAGGCCTGGCACTCGACCAATCTTTCCAACCAGGTGAATTATCTGGCCAGCGGCCTGATCCTGATGCCGTCGATCGGCACTCAGTACCAGCTGGCCAATGGCGTGCTGCTCCGTGTGACGCCATTTCCGCAGGCGAAGAAGGTGCTGCAGCCGGTTCGCTATCGGATCGTGTGGGAGAGCTACAAGGCTCAGCCGGTGGCGTAATGGCGCGGCGTAAGCACACCGTCGTTATTCCTGGAGAACGTTCTGACCATCCGCACTGCCGGGACAATGGCAAAACGTTCATCCTGACGGAGATGCCAGCCGATCAGGGCGAACGCTGGTGCCTGAAAGCTCGCATGCTGATTGCCGAGGCTACCGGTACGCCAAAGGCTGAGCCGGCAGATGAAGGGGAGGCTGCTGCCCTGGCCAATATGGGCATCGACTTCAACAATCTACGCATCTGGCGTGCGCTGTCTGATCCATCCTTAGATGAGGTTTGGAATTTCATTCACTATCAGCATAAGCCTGGGCATCCTGCCCTACCTATTACGACTGGCGAGAACTCTCCCATTGAGGAGATCGAGACGCGCCTGCTCTTGCGAGCGGAGGCGCTTAAACTCAACTTGGGTTTTTCGCAGGCCGCCGAGCGCCTGAGCTCGGCATCGGGCCAGAGCACCACCTAGTCGGATACGAAAACGTGCCGCGGGTCATCGCAATCATTGTGAGCGCCCGCAAGGCTACGCTCCGAGAGCTGCAGACCTTCTACAGTCTGCGCGACGCCTATGATCTGTTAGAAATAATCTCTGTTGACGCTGTCAACGAGCGTCGTGTGATGGAGCACGCCAAACGCCATGGCTAAGACGGTCATTGACGAGTTGATCGTGACTTTGGGGCTAGATGCCTCGAAGTTCACCGCTGGCCAGAAACAAGCAGCGCAGGCACTCCTCAATACCCAGCATACGGTGGAGAACAGCGTTGGGGCTATGGGCTCTGCGCTCGCTGGCTTTGCTGGAAAGCTCACAGCGTTCTTCCTGGGCTTCGAAGGGCTGCGCGGGGTCATTGACCTCGTCAAGGATACTGCCTTCGAAATGAAGCAGCTCGCGATTACCGCTGACCTTATGGGGACGCACTTTCGTGAGGCCAGAGTGCTACAGGAGCTGTCCGAGCTGGCGGGGGGAGGGAAGGGCTCAAATATGTTTGGCGACTGGCTCATGGGCTTTCGCATGCAGCTATCGTCCATGGGTCTCGGGAAGATCCCGCAGCAATTCCTGCCTGCTTTGATCGGAGTTAACCCATTTGAGCTAGCAAAGATGCCGGCCGATCAGGTTCCGGGTTTCCTGTCCAAGCGGATACATGAATATGCCCCGTTCCTGCAGATGATGATGCCGGGCGCTCGCACGCCCCACATGGCCGAACAGCAGTTTGCGCAGTTGCTAGGGCTGCCCGCACCAGGAGCAGCAGAGCTAGCGAATCAGCAGCAACTGGCCAAGGATGAGAACAAAGCGAAGAAGGACAATGCCGGCGTTACGGACAAGATGGGTGAGGCGGCGAGACAAACAGCCAACGATCTGACTTCGTTGCGCTACCAAGCCGAAAATTTAGCTGCTCAGGGATTTACGGTACTAGACTCTGCGGCGCAGCTGTTGATCGATGCATTTGGCGATCTGTCCAAAATCATCGATGGCATCACCAACAGCTGGTTCGGGAAGCTGTTTGTCGCGAGCCCCTATGACTCGCTTTTGCAGCAACAGCATTCTATTACGAGCCAGAACGAAGCCACCGGCGTGCAGTTTGCCAAGGCGTTCTGGCAAGACTTGCAGGCATTTTTCACCGGAGAGGGGAAGATGGTGCCGCTGCCTGCGCTCCCACGACCACCATCTGGCGTGTATCACCCCACGGCTGTGACAGGCTCGCTCATCGGCGGGGGCGGTCAGAACACCCATCTCACTATCGGATCGATGACGGTCAACACAAAGGCCACGGATGCGGCGGGAGTGGCGGCCGGCATGCATGCCGCGATCCGTCGCAAGTTCGACGTGACGCAGGCTGACAGCGGGATCGTGCAGTAGTGGCGCTGCCATTTCCCAATGTCCCGAACCTCCCCGGCGTCCCGCCGGTACCGCGCTCGCCCGCGCTCACGCCCACGGAGATCGCCACGCTCGGAACGGACGCCATCTCCAGCGTGCTCTGGCAGTCCGCCCAGGCTCCCCCTCAGTGGGGCATCTTCGACACGGCGGGTAATCAGCTGGTCGATCCGGACTCGATCATCGATTTCAGCAATCGCAACGAGTGGGACGTGGCGACCTTCCCGGTGCAGCAGGGCACCTTCGCAAGCTACAACAAGGTCAAGGCTCCCTCGGAGTACATGGTCCGGATGACCAAGGGAGGGGGGCCGCAGAGCAGTTCCGGCTCGCCCTTCGCGAACCTTGCAGGGGCTCTGGTGGCGACCAGCCAGCCGTTGAGTCAAGCCCAGGCCGACTACTACGCACTCTCTCAAAGTGCACTGCTGCAAGGAGTGGTCGGCGCAAGCCCCACGAACAGCGGGGCAGGGGCCAGACAGGCATTCCTACAGCAGATCGATACGCTCGCGGGCAGCACGCAGCTGGTGAGGATCCTGACGCCAGAGTGGGCGTATCTGAGCGTCAACGTCACGCGCTATGAGGTCACGCGCCGCGGCGCCGCCGGCGCGTTCTTCCTCGACGTTGATGTGTACTTCATTCAGGTCATCGAGGTATCCGCTCAATACCAATCCACCTCGGACACTTCGAACGCCCAGGACGCGACCGCGCAGCCCGCCACCAATGTCGGGTATGTGCAGCCCCAGGCGGTCGATCCTCAAACTGAGGGCGCAGCTATCTACGCGTATCAGTTCAACAACGCGATCGCGGTGGACTGATGCAGATCATCCCGCTGCAAGCTGTGCCGAGCCAGACCCTGAGCACCACGCTCAATGGGCAGGCCGTGCAGCTCTCCATCTACAGCATGGAGACGCCCGGCAGCATTCTTTCCAGCTACGGCTCGGATACTGCCGACTCGACCATCATCACGGCAGACAACACCAATCTCACGGCGGATGTGACCACCGAGAATGCCGCGACCACCCTGCAGGGCTATGACGCGCTCTACATCGATGTGATTCTGGCGGGCCAGCAGATCGTGACCGCGCGGCTCGTGCGCAATCTCATCCCGATCATGCTGACCTCGTCCTATTACGGGTTCGAGGGTGAGCTGGCCTTTGTCGACACGCAGAACGTTGGGCTGCAGTCCGGCACTCAGCCGGTCTATACGGGTCTCGGCACCCAGTACCAGCTGGTGTACTACTCACCGGCCGACTTGGCGGCCGCATGAGTTCGTTCCAGTCCAAGCAGCTGCGGGTGACCTTTACCCTTGGCAATACCAATGCGACCTTCGCCGGCACGAGCTCCAATCAGCTTGTACTGACGAACCTGCGCACTCTGGCCTTGATGTCCGGCGCGCTGGGGTTTCTGTGGCAGCTTGACCTGCAGGTGTATGGCATGCGCCCGCAGGACATGAATGCCCTGACGGTGATCACCGTGCCGGGCCAGCCGACTGCCATCGGCAAGAATCAGGTGCTCCTGGAAGGCAACCAGGGCGATGGGCAGTGGTACACCCTCTTCAACGGAATCATCATCGAGGGCGGTCCCGAATACCGCACCATGCCAGAGGTGTTCTATCACTGTCAGGCGGTGCCGCTCGCGTACTTTGCGGGCAAGGCTCCGACCTCACCGCTCTCGTATCAGGCCGGCGCGCAGGTGTCTCAGGTCGTCAGCACGATCGGCCAGACGCTCGGCGTCGCCACCACGCAGACCAATGGAGTCAGCGGCTCCGTCGCGACCGGCGCGTATCTTGCCGGCTCACCCATCGATCAGCTGAGTGCGCTGAAGGCCAAGAGTGGCAACGCCTTCGACTGGACGATTGACCCGGACAACACGCTGCAGGTCATCCCCGCCAATCCTTACGCGCCGCGCGCTGGCGGCACGCAATTTATCCTGAGCCCCACCACAGGCCTTGTGGGTTATCCCACCCCTGAGGTCATGGGCATCGGAGTGGTGGCACTGTTCGAGCCGGCGCTGCTGGGCTTGGGCTCACAGATTGAGATCAAGGACAGCGACATCCCGGCAGCCAATGGCCTCTGGATGGCCTACAGCATGGACCTGCAGCTGGAAGCGGTCCGGCTCTCCGGAGGCCAGTGGTATGCCTCCATGCACTGCATCGCGTTGCCCTCATGAGCGACCAGGTCTCTACCCAGCGCACGCTTGGGGCCTTTGCCACCGACTACCAGCGGCTGACGTTCGTCATTATGCAGCTGCTCGGGCGGGTTATCACGATTGTGCCGGTAAGGGTCGTGGCGGTCTATGGGGCGGGGACTCTTACCAGCTGCCCCACGGTGGACGTGCAGCCATTGCTCGATCAGCGCACCGGCGATGATGTGGGAGTATCCCATGTGACCGTCTTCGGGGTGCCCGCTTGGCGGCTGCAGTCCGGCACGGTGGCTGTTGTGGTCGACCCGAACCAGGGCGACGTTGGCCTGATGCTCGTGGCCTATCGCGACACCTCGAATCTGCGCGCGGCGGACAAAGCATCTCCTGGGAGTCTGCAGGGCGGCAGCAAGACGTATCAAACCGGCTCGGCCGCGCAGTTCGACTGGGGCAGCGGGTTCTATCTCGGTGGCTGGTTGAACGGGGCAGCGAGCCAGTACATCCAGCTGACCAGCTCGCTCTGCAAGATCGTCGCGCCGAGCATCAATCTGAACGGCCTGACGATCGATAGCAGTGGCAACCTCTCGACCTCAGGGAACATCACCACCACAGGTGGCAATGTCACCGCAGGGTCGATTGACCTGAAGACCCACGTACACACTGGGGTCACCACCGGATCAGGCAGCACAGGACCTCCGACAGGATGAGCGCTCCATTCAGCACGCTGTTGCTGGACAACAGCTATTGGGATTTGGTCCTCGACAGTAACGGCGACATTGCCGTGGCCTCGCCGCCCTATGCCGTTGCACAGGATGTCGCGAGCGCCATCAAGACGTTTCTGGGCGAGGTCTGGTACGACTCCACGCTGGGCGTGCCTTACTTCCAGCAGATCCTTGGCAAGGCCCCACCGCTGTCGGTCTTCAAGGCCGCGATGGTCGACGCCGCGCTCACGGTGCCGAGCGTGGTCAGCGCGGTGTGCATCATCGAATCGTTTCAGGGTCGACAGGTCACCGGTCAGGTGCAATTCGTGACCAGCAGCGGACAAGTCCAGACGGTGGCCATCTAACCCATTGTATAGTCCGGCGGTCCATGGCCGGCACGAACGTCCCGAGTATTACATGGACATCCACGGGCGTCGTCGTCCCGACCCAGGCAGCCATTCTTGCCGGCGTGCAGGCCGACTTCCAGGCTGCATTCGGCGGCAACATGAACGCCGCCCTGAATACCCCTCAAGGGCAGTTGGCCAGTTCGCTCGCGGCCATCATCGCCAACTGCTACGCGACCATTGCCTACTTCGCCAACAACGTCAATCCCAATGCCGCCACCGACGCGATGCAGGATGCCATCGCGTACATCTACTACCTGACACGTAATCCCGGCACACCGACCTCGGTGCAATGCACTTGCACGGGTGTCGCCGGCACGGTGATTCCGGTCGGCGCCCAGGCGACCGACACCAGCGGCAACCTGTATGAGGCCTCACAGTCCGCCACGATCGGCAGCGGCGGCACGGCCACGGTGACCTTTGAGAACGTCACCAATGGCCCGATTGCTTGTCCCACTGGAACCCTGACGCAAATTTACAAGGCGATCGCCGGCTGGAACGCGATCACCAATCCGTCGCCCGGCGTGCTCGGCACGGACGTCGAGAGTCAGGCCGCGTTCGCCGCACGCATGCAGGCCTCCGTGGCGGTGAACGCCCAGGGGTCACTCCAGGCCATCTACGGTGCGGTGGCCTCGCTCGCCGGGGTCAGCAGCGTGTACGTCTACGAAAACGACACGAACTCTGCGGTCAACGTCGGCAGCACCAACTACCAGCTGCTCGCCAATTCGATCTACGTGGCGGCAGTCGGAGGCGCGGCAGCGAGCATCGCCCAGGCGATCTTCAGCAAGAAATCCCCAGGCTGCGCGACCAATGGCAACACCTCGGTCACCGTCTACGACACGAGCTACCCGCAGGGACAGCAGCCCTCGTACACGATCAAGTACAACGTCCCGACCAGCATTCCGATATCGGCCGTCGTTACGATCAAGAACAGTTCGAACCTGCCTTCGAACTACGCCACGCTGATCCAAAACGCGTTATTGGCGGCTTTCGACAATGGCGTGGCCGCTGTCACCAACTCGGCCGGAACGATCGTGGTGCCGGCCGTGCCGGCGATCAGCATCGCCTCCAACATCGTCGCGGCCAATTACTTCGCGCCGGTGCTCGCGGCTTTCCAGCCGATGACGCTGTTTTCGATTCTGCTGGGCACGGTCTTCAGCGGGTCGGGTTCGGTAGCGAGCTCCACCACCCTGACGATCACCGGCACGCCCACTGGATTCCTCGCGCCCGGCGATTACGTTACGGGCATCTCGCAGATCCCCGCGAACACCTACATCGTGAGCCAGCTCTCTGGCACGACGGGTGGGGCCGGTACCTATCAGATGTCGCAGTCCGCCACCGGAAGCGGTAGCGGGACCGTCACGAGCGCCACCGGGAACCTGCAGAGCTATCAGGCCGGCATCGACCAGATTCCCACCCTGGCTGCGGCCAATATCAGCGTGGTGACCAGCTGATGCAGAACGTCGGCCAGACGGTCATCTCCCAGTATGCCAACTCGCCGGTGATCAATGCGCTGATCAACTCCTGGAATGCGGCGCTGGATCCGGCGGTGAATTTCGAATCGTTCTACGGTCAGGTCTGGAACCTGCAGACCGCCAGCGGCTGGGGACTGGACAACTGGGGCAAGATCCTCGGGATCTCACGCTACGTGCAGTTGCCGAACATCGGCAATTACGTCGGCTTCAACAACCCTGAGAATGACTGGCTGCCGATGAGTCAGGGGCCGTTCTACAGCGGCGGCTCTCTCAACACGGCCTATGCGCTCTCGGACGCCGCTTACCGCACGCTTCTGCTGGCCAAGGCGCTGGCGAATATCTCGCGCACGTCGATCCAACTGCTGAACAGTGTGGTGCAGACCGTTTTCGGGACGGGCGCCATGTGCGTGGCGGACCTGGGCTCGATTGGCACCAGCGGCATGGCGATGGCCTATGTGTTCGCGACCACGCCGACCACGGTCAATCTGGCGATCGCCGAAAACTCGGGCGTGCTCCCGCATCCGACCGGGGTGAATACCGCGGTCTATACCGCGCTGCTCTACAACGCAGTGCTGACAGCCGCGGCATCCAGCACCAATACTGGTTACAGCACGGGCTCCTACGGCACGCTCACGCCATCGACGGATCTGAATGGCCACACGATCGCTCAGGCCTATACCAGCAGTTCGACCAATGCCTTCTACCTAACGATCAATAGCGGGACCACGCTGAGTTCGACCTATCTGAACTATGTCGTCGTCGGCGGGATGGTGTTCAAGGGGTCCCTTGCCACCTTCACCGCCAACTATCCGAGTGCCGGCCAGTACAACTGGGAATGGGCATCCATTCCTCAACTCGTCGCCGGCACATCCAACAGTCTCCTGATCTTCTGAGGCCATCATGCCAGGTTCGCCCACACCCCCGGTGATTGTCGAAGCGTTCGGCGCCAGTGCCGGCAGCAGTTACATCACCAACCCTATCCCGGTGCCCTCTCAGATCGGCATCAAGGCGGGAGCCGCGTCCTTTACGGACGGCTTCCCGCCGCTGTCCATGACGGCGGAAGGCTCGGGTGGCGTGGCCATGTACGGCCAGGACATGAACGGCATCCTGTACATGCTCAGCGCCTACTGCGCGGCCATGACGGGGGGCCAGTTCTGGCAGTACAACTCGACCTATGAATCCTCCGCGGGCGGCTACGCCCTCGGCGCCATTCTGGCAATGGCGGCCGGCAATGGTTTCTGGCTCAACACTTCTTCGGGCAACACCCACAACCCCGACACGACCTCCCCGCCGGGCAACAGTCTGTGGGTGCCGCTGTTGGCTTATGGCGTCAGCACGATCACAGGCCTGACCGGCGGCACGCTGACACTGAGCGCGGCCCAGGCGGCCACGCCGACCATCGTGCTGGAAGGCACGCTGACGAGTAACCTTCAGATTCAGTTTCCGTACTGGGCCTACAACTGGCGCATCTTCAACGCCACGACCGGCAACTACACGGTCACGGTCGCCGGCATACAGATTCCTCAGCTCAATCAATACAACGGCGGGTTTACCGAGCTGTGCTGTGATGGCACCAATATCTACCTGCGCGGCCACTATTGCTCAGGGCTCTTCACGGCGACGCTGAACGGCGTCAGCGGCACGGTCACAGGCACAATCAATTTCGAGATGAGTGGGCGCCTCTGTACGTTGTATGCGCCGAGTGCCATCACGGGCACATCGGTGGATACGCCGATATACCTATCTGGCCTACCGTATGCGCTACAGCCTAATACGGGCGCTTTGACGACTTGGGCCTACCAAGCCTGTCCGGTCCACAACAACAATAGCGACGGCCCAGGCAGCGCCTACTACGCCAAGAGCGGCGCCACGATTCAGCTGGCCTTCTCGCAGGTGTTGAGCCCAGGGGGGGCCGGAGCGGTGATTGGTTATCAGGGTGGCGGCGCGACGGCCGGTAACACGGTTGGGGTATCCGACGGCTGGCAGTTCATCTATCCGATGCAGTGATGAACGCCATGGCACCCAGCTCCGGCGATGTACAGCGCGACTTGGGCGGCTTCGAGGCCAGATTGGACGAGCATGACCGCCGCTTCGATCAGATCGAGCAGAAGATCGATCACGGCTTTGCGGAACTCTCCCGTCAGATACAAGACCTGTTCGCCGCCGAGAACCGCCGCCGCGGGATGTTTGGGTTTGCGAAGGTACTGATTGCGGGCGGCGCACTCACGGGTGCCGCCGAGTGGTTGCGTTCGATGTTTCACCACCACTCATGAATCTGACCCTGCGCAGCACCTGCGGATCGGATGCCACCACGGGCATACTGACCGTGGGCACGCTCACGTTGCACACTATCGAGCCGCCATGGCGTGGCAACCGCACGGATGTCTCCTGCGTGCCAGCAGGGGAATATCGCCTGCTTCCCTATGTGTCGCCCAAGCACGGGGCCACATGGCGCCTGCACAATCCTCTGCTCGGCATCTATGGCACGACATTCGTACCAGAGGGTGGACGCAGCGAAGTGGAGATCCACTCGGGGAACCTCGCTTCCCAGAGCGAAGGCTGCATCCTCGTGGGGCTCTCTGCCAACGAGATGCTGGACCCTTCGACCAATGAGGTGGAACCCGCCGTACTCGACAGCATCGTGGCCCTAAACCGCCTGCGCGATCTCATGGATGGCAGCTCCGAGGAAGACGTGCTGACGATCTATCGGGACGGGCTCTACGCACCTACCTTGCTGTAGGAAACCCGCAGTATAGTGACGGCCCCAGCTTCAATCAGCTGGGAGTCTCCATGAACTTCTGGAAGAACTCGGGCGCCCATATTGTGGGCTACGTGCTCGCGCTCGCGACCTTTCTGTCGAACCTGCCCGCCCAGGCAGACTTCCTCGGTCCCAACACGGACAAGTATGTCGGCATCGCTGCCGCGCTCGTGGTCTTCATCCATCAGGTGCAGAAGCAGCTCGGCGCCAAGAGCGACGCCACCAAGCAGGGCGGTTACGCGCGCGTGTCGCTGCTGGTCACCATCGCCGCCGTCGCCACCGCGGTGACTGGCTGTGCGCTGCTCGCCAATCCGACCTTCGACCTCGTGCTACAGGCGGCCATCCAGGCGGTGGTGGATGCGGTGCTGGCGAAGAATCCGCTCGCCGCGCCAATTCTCGTTCAGGACGCCACGACGCTGGCGAGTCTCGCGAGCGGCAGCACTTCGGTTGGGGCTCTCCAGACTCAGGCTGACAACGTCATCGCGGCATCGAAACTGCCGACGGGTGACAAGGCGGCCATCGAGGATTTGGTGGCCGCCGCGGCGGGACTCATTCAGCAGGAAGCCGCGAAGATTCCGGCCAATGCCCAGAGCGGCCTGCAGCTGGTGTTCACGGACATCGCCAATGCCGCGCAGCTGTCTGTCCGGGCGACCGGCCAGACGAAGGGCATCGTCCTGCAGCGTTGATGGACTATCTGGCGGAACTGCTCGTAGGGCTTGCAGCGCCCATCGCGCTGGTGCTGATGCTCTGGATTCTGTTCCGCCCCTCCGGCAAGCCATGAAGGTGGTGGTTATTCTCGCCGTCTTCATGGCCCTGTCGGTGGCCTCCATCACCGGCCGGCTCGCCGAGCACAACCCCATCACACGGGTGCTGCTGTACCTCGACATCTTCCTGTGCTCGCTGCTCTTGGCCAGTCCCGACCTCACCATCTCATCACGCTGCGGGCTTGCGCTTCGAGCCGGGCATCCCTGGCCGCTCTGTGGACTGGGTCGCGCGCTGAACTGGCTCGCGCCCAATCACTGCGAGAACGCCATCGCCAACGACATCCGCCGCGCGCGGGTAGCCATCGAACGACTCCTGGGAGATTGATATGGCCGGCAAGCTCGGCAGGCGCCCTGCAGTTCATACCCGCCGCACGATGCGGCTCGGGCTCGCCATGGCCCGCAGCCTCGACCCGCTGGGAGCCCCGCCGGCGAAGTCAGACGATTACACGAGCGCCGTGGAAAAGCAGTCCCCAAAGGGCTGGATGTGCTGGTGGAATAACACACTCGGCGATTGCGTCTGCGAGGACAGCGGCCACCAGGTCATGCTCCATACGGCCAACGCCGGCAGCATCGTCATCCCGGAGGCGTCCGACATCCTCGCGCTGTATGAGGCGGTCGGCGGCTACGTACTGAGCAACCCCGCCACCGATCAGGGCTGCGATGAGACGGCCATGGGCCGCTACATGCAGACCGTAGGGCTCTGCGGGCAGAAGGCCGCGGCGACTGGCCCGGTGGACCCGGCGAACGTGGACCATCTGAAGTGGGCCGTGCAGCTGTTCGGAGCCTGCCGGCTGGGAGTCAACATCCCGCAGTCGGCCATGACCCAGTTCGATGCCGGCCAGCCGTGGGAGCCGGTGGCCGATGATGGCGGCATCCTCGGGGGCCACGATGTCCCGATCGTGGAGTACGACAGCGACTTCCTCTACGTGGTCACCTGGGGAAAGCTGCAGCCGGTGGCCTGGGCGTGGCTCGTCAAGTACGTGGACGAGGCGCATGCCGAGGTGTACCCGGACTGGATTCGCTCGGGCGGCACGGCTCCCTCCGGCTTCGACCTACAGGCGCTGCTCGCCGACGCGCAGGCGATCGAGCAGGAGCAGATGGCGGCGCCGAAAAGCCGTACCGCCTCCTGGTTCGTGAACCTCGGCGTTACCGTGCAGCCGGGGGCGCCTCCCACCGTCAGCGCTGGCGTGACCGTCAGCCTCTGA